GTGTTGAATGTATCGTATTGATCATCACTTTGATGTTCGTGATATTCATCAATAATCGCAACATGTGGACTTGAACCATCACCAGGCTGACCGATAACAGGTTCAAATACAGAGCCATCAGTTTTAACTAATTTTTTTGCATTTATTTCTATCCCAAACCGTTTACGCAAGTTTGGTAATTTTTGAACCATAAGCTTGGCAGGTTTGAAAACTTCCCAAGCTTGCTTTTCAGTAGTAGCCCCACAAAAAATTTCAGCGCCATATTCGTTATCAGCACAAAAACCGTAAAGGCCTACTCCAGCTGCAACGGCTGATTTCCCATTTTTACGGGGAACCTTTAAATACAGTTCTCGAAAACGTCGAGTGCCATCCGATTTTTTTAACCAACCAAAACCAACAGCAAAAAAGAAAAGCTGCCAAGGCTCCAAGGTTATCTTTAATTTTCGCCTTAACCACTCGCCTTTGGTGTGGGGCAATAGCTGAATGAATTTACAAATACGTTCTGCTGCATCACGATCAAACTTAAATTTAAATTTCTTCTGTTTCTCTTTTTTTAAATCGTCTAAATGTCTTTTGCAGGCAAGTATCGTCAACTTACATGCAGGTATTTTTCCTGCTACAACTTCACGAGCATATTTGTTCGCTGCATTAACATTCGGGTAAGTAGACATTGACTAGAATTCATTAAACTCATTTTCTTCTTCATCACCTTTACCGCTCAAGCCTGTTCCAACTACTCGAGAGCGCGATAAAGGATCTAATCCTAAAAGTGAGCCCAACATTTTTAATTGACCAACTGCTATTTTATTAATGTTGACGGAAGGGTGAACTTTTTCACCACCATCAGCAGTTGAGGAATATAAGGTTTTTGCCATATCGTCTTGAGTTTCAAGCATCAATGACCAAGCGTTGCAATAAGCAACTAGTATCGGTAAATCTTCTCGGGATAATGTTCCACGAGAGATCATAATTTTACTTTGAGCTTTCCAAAGATTTATTGCATTTTCATCACGGCATTGTTCAGGTGGTGCAACTCTTGTTAATGTTGGATCACCAACAGATAACAGCGCATCATTCTTTTTTCTTCCGCCACCGGCCGCTCGAATTGCTGTCAAAATAACCTCAATTATTTTTCAAAAAAAGTTTTCTTATTTCTCACGTGTAAAAATTGACTTAGGTGGCTGTACTGGTAGAGCGTTTTGTTTTGAACAATTTAGTACCCCCTACCCCTTTCGAAGAGTGATAGCAGTGTGACCATAGCGCCTAAGCACCTCATTAACAGACTTGTTTCGCTCCCATGATGTCTTAATGGTGGCGCACTCACTACAGAAGCAAGACAGGTTACTAAGCTCTTCTGTGCCTCCCTTTGCTACTGGCACTATATGCTCAGTAATCACACCCCTAACCACAATTGATGGGGTCATTAACAGATGATTTATGCAAAGATGGTTAGCTAAATCTTTTACGTGAGGTGATATGTGATACTTCCACTGACTTGTGTGGTGAACACGCTTACCTTTAGCTGTTTGTTGCTTGCCGTACTTGCCCCAACTTGCATTACCTTCATGAACATCACAGTAACCATGCCGTTCAATAGTTGTTTTACCACATGATCTTTGTCTGCAGCGTTTAGGAGTAGCTTTAGGCATTAATGTTTATTCTCTAACGCATCAACCTCAGCCTCTAAAGCCTGAACAGCTTTATCCAATGAATCAACACGTTGAGTTAATAAAGCGTTGCTGGTGATCAATGCATTTCTAGCTGGTACCGCTTTATCTATTGAAGATTGAATTTTAGTAAGCGTTACTGATTGCGCTGTTTGAGTAGTAATGATTATCCCTTGCTGAACTTGCTGGTTACTCACGCTTAAACCAACCCACCCAAGTAAGCCCGCGATGATCACGGCAATAATTCCAGACGAGAATTTCTCAAACTGACTCAAGCGATGAGGAATGTACTGTTCTTGATCTGACATTATTTCGATTTCCATAGACTCATTAAGTCAGTGAGTACTGATTTAGGCTCTGCATTTGATATGGCTTGATACTTTTGCTGCTTTTCTTTAGTACGCTTACCAAAGTATGAATTTAGTAAGCCGGATGGAATACCTAACAACGCAGTAACTAAAGGCCAGTTATTGCCGATAGCGATAACTGACTCTGAATCTTTTTCATTAATCGCAATACCTAGCATGATAATCAAACCAACGATAGCGAACGAAACAACCCACGCCATCATCAAAGCAATAAATGGTCTTGTTGAGTTGCCTGTTTTATCTACTTCACCTAATGCGGCTATTACTTTGGTGTGTTCCTGTATCGACGTTATTTCAACATCAAACTCTTTGCTTAATACTTCAACTTGAAAGTTAGCCGGCAACTGAGATATTGCATCTTGAATATCTGCACCGGTTGATTTTTCTGATAGCTTACCCTCACTAGGTAAAAACCCATTCACCATTTTTAAAATAGCATTGCCACCTGGTATAACATCAGCGAGTATTGAACTGCCAACCTTTCCTAATATGTTCAGTAAGTTCATACTTTCACCAATTCAAAATGAGGTAAGTCTTTAAAGGTTTCATCTGAAGTTCTGCCGTCTGAATCCCAATCACCACCCCAACGTATGGTATGACTAATGCGGCCTGCCTTTAACAGCTCTTCTGCAACACGTTTTACATAACCATGAAATGAAGCAAACGCTATGGCATCATCCCAATCCGTATTCTTTAATTCTGGAAAGTATGGACCTGCATCTACAGCCATAGACGGAAAATTGTTGTGCTTTGAGTTTGGAAATTGAACTTGAGATAAACCAGCAATGAAAGCTTTCTCTTGCGATTCTTTTGCTCGGTAACCACAGAAGATAGAGCAATTTACAGTTTTACAAACCTCATTAAATATGAGCTGTAGGTCTATATGACAAGTTGCCAGCCTTGTAGTAGAAGCGTTTCCGAACTTAGGCATAATTTAGTCTCAGATATAAAAAAGCCCTATCAAATGACAGGGCAAAACATGTATGTAAGATGGCTAACTGATGTATTAATGGCTTGCCACACCAAACTCTTGGCACATATTAATAGTGCTGCTCGCTACAGATGAAAAAAGCCCCAACATTTCTGGCGGGGCTTTAACAACAATAGCAAAATCATACGCTTTTTATGGGGAATAAAAACCGCATATATGCCGAGTTATGTAATAAGTTAATAAATTTATATATAAACACTGAAAATTTAGGCTGATTACTACATAATGTGCTTAATTTATGAAATCACCATAAAAACAACAATATGTTGTGCTTAATGACAATATACACCACTTCATACAGTAACAAATACATACAAATTGATGTGTAAAAGCATTGCGCAGTTTCATGTAACATGGTTCAATAGCTTTATTGAAGCATTTGCTCTTTTATTTTACTTTTATCACAACAAGAAAATAACTGACTCGAAACAATATGCTCAAGAAATTTCTTAAATTGCCGACTATACTCAAAGAAGGCAACAATAATACAGGGTGAAAAATTATGAAAAAATCAATTATACTAATGCACGGAAGCGGATGTGGTTAATTTATACTCAAAAATGAAAACCCAACAAACCCCTATTTCATAAGGGGTTTTTTATTGCTTAAAAAAGGACGTTTACAATGAAAGAGGATGGTTTCAAGGCGCAATTTAAACTGACCAATGTGCTTGTTTTAACACTCGCTATAGTCATCATGATTGTCTCTTTTGTGCATCATATTGGCGATTACAGCGAATCTTATAATAAATTCTACCCTTTTTTCTGGGCGGCAATATTCTTCCTTATAAATGTAGGGATGATCCCTGTGCTTTACAGGTTTGGCCATTCCAAAAAAGCATTTTCTTACCAAGTTTGGTATGGCGTTTCAGCAATTGTTGCATTCCTTATAGCTTCTTCTTTTTGTCTATACAATTACTCCGTTAATGCCACAATTGTAACCACAGGACCCTACTTGGTTGTTATTTCAGTTTTCTCTGCATGTTCTGCAGCCCTAGGCTGGGTTATACATGTACAATTATCAAATAAAAGTCACAGAAAAACTCATACTCTAAGTTTATTAATGCAATCAAGAGTAAGTACCGAATATCAGCTTCAAGTTAAAAACTTCACTAAATGCTTCCCTGCCTCATCACCAATTAAAAAAGAGCACTTAAAATATATTCAGGAAACAGAAAAATATTATAAATTGCTAAACACAAGTTGCACTGACACATCTAAGGATGCGATGTTCGTTGATGGTTTGCATGCAGCTAGGTACTTACTGAACTATTTTGAGTTTTTAGCTGCAGGGATAACTAAGGACGATTTAGATGAAGACTTATTATTTGAGTGTCTATCAGGCATTGTGGTTGGGCAATTCAAAAAATGCTGCTTGTTTGTAAAGCATGCTCAAGTAGACTCCCCAAACACATACATTAACCTTGAAAAGCTCGTAGACAAATGGAAGCTAAGGCTACTGAAAGAAAAACTAAGGGCAAACTCAGAAGCCCGGTAAGGATCAGCTAAAGCAATTCTCTTTCAGCTTTTCCTACCCAAAAAAGAAAGGCTTTTTTATCTGGAAAATATAATACCTTCCCTTTATTGATATAACGCTGCCGAATAGCTGTTTTACATTGAGGGGTTAAACATTCCAAAATATTATCGATAACTTCAATATTATGAGGAACATGAATATTATCTGCCGAATGGCTAAATAAATGCAATGTACTTGAGCTGGCGCAACCAACCTCACAAGCTTCCTTTACGGATTGAGCGTTAGATTTACTAGAAAATCCTTGCCCCTCTTCTTGGCGAGCCCAGAAATTACCCCATTGCTTTAACTCACTTTGAACGTCTTTAATTGTTCTCATTGGTGGCTAGCTCCATAGCTTCGTTAAGAGACATTTTAAAAATATCAGTTATGATCCAAATAGCATCATCGAATGGGACTGATGTTTTTAATCGTTCCCATCGGCTGATAGTATCAACATCAACGCCATGACTATCGGCTACATAGGTTTGTGTCATGCCCCTAGCTTTTCTAGCCGCTTTTATGATTATTCCACCTTGTGGTATCACTAAGAAATTCCCTTACATTCGCCAGGTACTTGTTGCACTTTTTGTTTATCTAAATCGGCTTCACGCTGTTCGTCATAATGCATAAAATTAGTCATATCAGAGCCTTTTTTATTAATTAAAATATTCCACATACAGATACATCTAAACGTCACGCTAAACCACACCACAGCTATCTTTTGCTAAAATCTCACTAGTGCGTTGGACTGAAACTGGACTGATTACAAAGCAATTGTTTTTCTGCATTTTTAACCATGAGCAATGTTGCTCTAATGCCTCAAGTCTCAAAATAAATGCTCTACCTATATATGCCTCTGCAACCTTACCAACATCATGATTAAGCATAATTTCACCAACCATTGAATCAACACCCTGCTCTTGCCAGCATGTTCTAGCACACTTGCGTAAGTCATGGCTCGACCATTCTCCACTACTGAAAGCATGAACCATCGACAAAGCATCATTACTGCTTAAGCAATCTTTACCAGCGAAGTTAGGGAATAAAAATTTACCTTTATATCGACACGAAACTTGATACTCACGCCACTGCTTTAACATGGCAACAACATCAACAGGTAAATGGATAGTGTGGGTTTTACTGGTTTTAGTGTCCTGCTGAGGAATAATCCAAACAGGATCTTGGCCTAAATTGAAGTTATGCCATTTAGCTTTACGGGTTTCCCCAATGCGAGTACCTAAGGTTAAAACCAACATACAAAGGGTTTTCAATATCAGTGTTTGCTCTGCCATTTCATCAAGTAATGCTTGGACCATATACGGAAACACTCGAGGCTCTTTTCTATCACTAGAAAAATCACCAAAGTCAGAAATTTTTATACCGGCTATAGGGTTGTTTGGCATTAAATCCAAATCAAACGCAGAACTAAAAGCCGCTTTCAATGTATGGAATATTTTAGTTACCGAACTCTTTGCCAATTTCTTCTGTGAGGGCCATATAAGTAACTTATCAAGCAATGATTTATTGATATCATCTAAGTCTACTTTTTCTAAGCAAGGTAATAAGTGGCATTTAATACCGCTAGCAATATCCTTCTTACGCTGATCACTTAAGTTAGCATGGTCTTGCATGCGCTCGTCATACCAAGTTAATACATCACCGACTGTTAGCAAACAATCAGTACTTACTATGATCTCCTGCTTATTACGGACCTTTTCAATTAACACACTAAAGTTACGTCTGATGTCTGCAGTCTTAACCTCTGGCCACAGTGCTACTTTTATCCAACTGTTACGATGGTGAAGGTACCACTTACCCTGAGTTCGCTTAGTACCAAACCGTATTTGTATTAGCGGGTTCAACGTATCACGTACTCTTGTCACTGTTGGCAAAGCCAAATGTGAAGAAATAAGCTTATCGGTTATTTTTTCATTCAATAGAGGCAACTAAGCTACTCCCTTAATATTTTGAGCGGCAATCTCTGCACACGACACACTCTTTAAAGCATCGTTTTGATAAACATTTGCTCTATAACTTCCCCAGGTGAAAGAAATAGTGGTACCACCACCTTCTTGAATTCGGTCAACGTTGCGTTCACCTATACAGGTGTTTAGCTCTTGGCCAACCAAGTTCGTTAGCAAGATGGTAGGTTTCTCGTTTTCATAACGGCCATTGAGCACATCAAACAAAATCAATTTTTCCGATTCTGTTTCATACTGAACGCCTATTTCATCAATGATCAATAAGTCATAATCAATAA